GCTTGCCGTCACAAGCCCCGATAATTACTGCCCCAAGGGCCTCTATGCCCCAGTTGACCGCCGTTATCCCGGTTGCATTGATGCTGTCTGTGACGAGATACGTTCCCGATGGAAACACAATCGTCGGGCCGAACGTCCACCCGTTGCTGGTCGTGGTCGCAGCCCGAAGCGCGGCGAATGCCGCATTTATCGCATCCGTGTCGTCCGTGGTGCCATCGCCCTTTGCTCCATACGTCGCGTCTTTAACGCTGATGGATGCCCCGCCATCGATCCGCGCCATCAAATCCGCCAGCATCCGAGGCGTATTGCTCCCCGTGGGGAAGACAATGCCGTTGGACAGGTTGCCGGTAGGCGCTCCACCCGATGCGGCCAGCGTCGCGCTTTCCCTGCGACCTGCGATATAGGCGCTTTCCTGCTCGGCCAGAGTCTTGGTCATAAATTGACCTCAGCCAACCTGGAGGACAACAAGCGGGTAGCCGAACGTCGCGGACGGCACGACAGCAGGTGCGCTCGCAGGCATGGATGCCGGATACGCCGACACCAAATAAAGCGCGCCGACGTTTGTGTTTTGCTCAAGGGCCGAAGAAATGACGGGGGTGTTGATCGCGAACGAGGCCGATGTCGGTCGGCGGACCGTCGCCTGCGTCGCGACGTTTTTCATCCAGACCAACGCCCAGAACCAGCCACCCACGGCGAGACCAGTTATTGCCCAATCCGCGTTAGCCGGGCTGGCCGACCCCAAATCCTTTGTCCCAAGATCGGTTATCAGACTGGCGGGGCGCCCATTGGCATTCGAGTAGACCCCCGCCATTGCCTCCGCGCCCGTCTGGTGCGTGACCAGACGCATCCGCAGCGTCTTTGGGCTAACGACGCGGGGGAAATAGAACGGCCACGCGACCACGTTGGCGCTTGTCGACGGAGCAGCGTCAGCACCGATGCCAGCACAGCCCCAAGGGAGGAACCAATCGTCGGCAGTGGTGCCCGGGTGTGTGAAGAGGTACGCCCCGCTTGCGATGCGCGCGCTCTCTTGTTCGGCTATTGTGCTCACAGTCTATCTCCTAAAGCCCTGTAGCGCCGCCGAGGTCGGCCGGGCTGGGCGGGAGGCCGTTCCTGTCGCGGATGGCCGCCAGTTCGCCCATCATGCCGCCGCCCGCCTGCCGTGCCCCGGCTATGTCCATCGCGGCCCCTGCAACGTCCTTGAACGCCGACGCCCGCGCCTTCATGGCCGTTGCATCGACGCCGGGCACCTCGGCCGTGATCTTGTCCGCCTCGGCATTGACCTTGCGGGCCTTGCCCTCGGCCTCGACGACCTTGATCTGCATGACCTGCTCGTCGAACGGCTTCGGCTTCGCGGCCTCTTCCATCCGGTCGAGGATCTTCTTCTTCTCGCTGGCCGGCAGGTTGCTCGCCATGATCAGCACGTCGGGCGGAACCTGAGCCCCGCTCTGGGCAAGCGCCTGAAGCGTCTCGAAGGTGTCCTGCATGACGTTGAGGGTGTCCGGGCCCTCGTCGAGGATGATATCCACGTCCAGGCTGTCGATGCCGCCCGTGTCCATCGGCTGGCCGTCAGGCCCGATGCTGACGAGCTTCGGCTGGCCTGTCATCGGGTCGAGTTGCATGACGTTGAGGCCCATGAACTTGGCCGCGCCTTCGTCGTCCGTCACCCGAATCCAGCGCTCGGCAGACCAGTAGCGGCGGATGGCGTTCCAGACGGCGCGGTAGACCCGGATTTTCCAATCGCGGTTGCTGATGATGCCCGGCCCGAGTTCCGCCGTGCCCGCCTGCTGCAAGAGCGCGATCGCCCTGCCCGACTTGTTCTCGATGCCCTGCCCGATCAGCGCCGGGTTGGGGCCGAAGTTTTCGATCTCGGTCTTGACCTCGGCGATGGCCTCGTTGATGGCGTTGATGTCCGCCATCGTGCGCTGGTCGTCGAATTCGAAGCGCATTCCGGGATTGACGACGATCACGCCGTCAGCCCGAACCGCCTCTTTCCGAGCCGTGTCCACATCGGAGACGCCGTTCGACTCCATGATGATGCGGCGGGTATTGATCAGGTGCGCCCGCTTCGACACGAGCATGTTCAATTCGTCGATGAGCGTCTTGAGAAGGCGAAGGTAGCCGTAGCGGTCGCCGTCGTGGTCGACGTTCACCGAGCCGACGACATAGCGGCTCGTGGTCTTGCCCTTCTCGTCATGGAAGGGCGAGGCGATCGACTTCAGTTTCGTGTCGCCGCAGTACCAGCAACACACCCACTCGCCCTTGCGAATGTGCCAGTGCTCGACGAGGAAAATCCGCTTCTCGTTGCTGTCCGTCCACTTCAGCTCGCGGTCTCGCTGCTGCCAGCTTTCGGCGCCCGTCCCCGTCGAGACGAGGCTGTCGATCTCGTCCTCCTTGTCGGGGAACATCTCCTTGGCGACTTCGACGTGCACCCACTTCGCAACGCCCATGAACCGGGCATCCGAGAAATCGTAGCGGAAGCTACGCGGGTCGTAGAAGAACGTGTCGTTGTCGAGTTCGTTGAGCCCGATATCCGGGTCGCCCTGGTCGCCCTCTATCAGGTCGAGTTCCAGCCCGAAGATGCCGTTGATCGCGCCGTCGCGGGCTTCGTTCGCCGCCAGCGCCGGCCAGTTGTTCGCGTCGAGGACGTAGCGCACGGCACCCGTTGCCGTCTCCGCGCCTTCCTCGTGCTTCGGCGTGCGGGGATAGGCCTTCGGGTCCTGCCTCATCCGCTCGAGGAGGCCGACGACGCCGTTGATCTTGCGCGAGGCCTTGTCGCGGATCGTCGCCGGCTGGCCGCGGTCCTGGAGCGTCTTCAGTTGCGCCGAGGTAAGCTGGTCGCCGTGGTAGTAGTGGCGGTGAAGGCGCTGTTCCTCGATCTCGGCGGTCTTGGAGGACAGGAAGTCCGTGTATTGCTTGCGGAGTTCGGCGACGCTGCTGCCTTCGTCCTTGTCGCCGGCAGACGTGGCAGTGCCACCGCTCGACACGCCACGGCCGGGAGAGCCGTAGCCTGACGGGGAGGATGCGACGCCAACGGCCATAGGTCAGACCTTGCGGAGAATCTCGTCAGCGAGCCGGCGCAGATGAGGCGGCAGGGCCACCGCGCCATTCGGAGCGATGCCAGCGCGGCGCAGAACGTCGAGAGCTGTCATCACAGCACCATCATGTTCGACTGGTCGCGCGGGGCGCGGGGCTTGTAGTCCGTGAACTTCGGCTTCTCGCCAGCCTTCGGCCGCGTGCCGCTCACCATCTTGTCGAGTAGTTGTCCGACAAGGCCCAAGGCGTCCACCTGGTCATCATGCTTGCCGGCCGGGAAGTGGAGCAGTTCCGACCGAAGCTCGGCCAGCCACGGCGCGTTGCGGGGCACGTAGAGCCCGTCCAGCGCCATGCGGCCGCGGATGCTTTGCGCCCGGATCGCCTTGTCTCCACGCGTCGGGAATGCCTCGCGATGTACGAAGGCCTGACGAACTCGGGAGCGAACGTCGATCAGCGGGCCGACGCCCGACGCGATCTGCCCTTTTTCTTCGGCCCAGCCGAGCGGCTTCCATTGCTTGACGAGATCGCAGAACGCTTCAACCCATACGTCAGAGGATGCCTGCTTTCGCCACAGGTCCAAGACGAACATACGTCCATCAGCGTCCAGACCGATGACGACATGTACGGTGAAATCCCCACCATCGGCAGTGACAGCGTAGTCCGACCCGCCATAGACCTGCATCTCCGTGCGCGGTGGAAGCGTGGTGTACGTCTTGAGCCAGTCGGCCTTGAAGTAGTCGCCCTCTTCCGGGGCCGGGCGCTGCTGGTAGAGCGCGCTCCAGAACCGTGGCTGCGAATTGGCCTTGATGCGCTCAAGCGCATCGAGCGGGTAAGCCTCGGGCCACAGGGCCTCGCCATCGTCGTTGATGGCGGGGAGTTCAACCACATCCCACTTGTCGCCGCCCGCCGCCTGCTGTGCCAGGAGCCGGCCCGACAGGTCATCCTCGTGCATTCGATGGTTGATGACGACAATCGCGCCGCCAGGCTGGAGCCGGTTGTAGGCCGTGCCCGTGTACCAATCCCAGACGTTCTTGCGTTCCAACTCGCTCAACGCATCCGCCATGCTGGCGAACGGGTCATCGATCAGCATCGCGTCGGCGCCGCGTCCCATGAACTGGCTGCCAATGCCGAGCGCGTAGTAGATGCCGCCCTGCTTCGTGTGCCACTTGTTCTTGGCCTGGCTGTCCTCAGCGAGCCGGAGGTCGAAGATCGCCTGATACTCAGGGCTCTGGATCAGGTTGCGGACTTCGCGGCCGAAATCGTCGGCAAGCGGCGCAGCGGCCGAGATCGATGCGATCTGCTTTTCGGGGTGCCTGCCGAGGTAGAATGCCGGGAACCGGCGCGATGCCAGTTCCGACTTGCCGTGCCTCGGCGGCATCAGGAGCATCAGCCGGTCGCACTCGCCGCGATCCACCCTTTCAAGATGCTCTGCAACGATGCGGTGATGCGAGGAAGTGGCGTACCGGCCGAACGTGTACTCAGTGAACCTTATCAGGCTTTCCGCCGCGTCCGTCCTTCGCAGCAGTTCCGTCGCCGCTTGAGCGGGCGTCATTGAGGAACGCGACCAGCTCCGAACGGGACCAGTCTGTTGCATCGCGCTTGTCATCGATGGTCACGGTGGACTCTTGCGCGGGCTTGCCGTCGAGACGGTCGGCGATCTGCGCAATCGCCTGCATGTTGCCGTCGGTGGCATCCTCGATGAGGCGGC